GTAATAATCGCAATTATGATTTATTTTAGTTCAAAAAACAAGTTCCATTCTAAAAATCCAATTCGACCTGTGATTCTAAGGTTGTTTGCTTTTTGAAAATCTCTGACCGTTCTTATTGTCTCAGTTCCAAAGCGTGAAGTGACTGGACAGTTGTAACCATACACTCGCAGCGCAGATTGTAATATGCGAACTTTTTGCCCAGCATACCCAGCCGCGATTCTTTCACCGCCTCTTGGAATTATTGAGTTCCAAGTGTACCAATCTACTGTTTTCGTAATTGGTATGCCCATACGATTTTGATAGAAATTCAAAGCCTCAAGCATTTCATTATCAAAAACTCTTTTGTTTGCTGGGTCAGTTAAGCCAAAAAGATATGCGAGAAAGCCGACATCATCGCCGCCTGTTCCAAGCGATATTTGCCTGTAGCCAATTTTAGTCGGTACTTTGTCAACAAACCTTTCTTCATGAGTCGGTATGTTGACTTCAATTTTTGTGTCGTAAATGAATACATCGCCAATTTGTTTAAACCCGATGTCCGCAACATCGATTACAGTATCGAAATTTTCAATCTGTAATTTTAATCCCATTTTTGAACTGGGTGAATCATCCATCAAATACGCAGGTAAAATAACAGGCAGGTGATTGGTAGCGAAAATCGCACCGTGATTGATTGCACGAAGCAACAACTCCTCAACCTGACCCACAATGTGCTTGTGAACAAACACCCTTGCTTGGTCTACTATCACCCTGCGGATGTAATTATTCTTAAAAGATTTGAGTTCGGGATTGCCCCATTTTTCAGCCATAGTAATAGCATACTGAATTTTATACTAAATAGAGTTCTTTCTGCGTGTCAAAAGATTGAGTAAGAATAAAAAATGTGCTAAGATATGTTGTTGAGCGCCTACCCATCCTTTCGGCTCTCAACAAAGCCCCTTGGGTTGAGCATACCGCTTGCTCCCCAAGGGGTTTTATTTATAAAATGTCAGTGCCTGCTTTTATAATTATGCTTGCACAAAGAAATAAATGCCTTATTATGTTATTGAAGGGATGAAAAATGACACTTGAATTAATCATGAAACGCATAGTTGCACACTCAGATGACCGTGATGCTTGGCTAGAGGCTAGAAACAAAGGAGTAACCGCGAGCAATGCCGCTTCACTCGCCACTCCCAATTCGATTGAGTCAATTCTAAAGTCAAAATTTTATACTGACTTTGTTGGCAACGCCGCAACCGAGTGGGGGATTGAACGCGAACCATTGCTTTTAGAATGGGCGGGATTTAGTCAAAATAAATATTTGCTTCACGCGGCAGACAATAAACGCTTTATGGCAACACCAGACGGAATCAAGGAAACGAAAACTGGTGTCGAGTTGTGTCAAGTCAAAACATCGAGCAAGCCACTTGGCAAAATACCAGCAACTTATTGGAGACAGATGCAATGGGAAATGTATGTTGCTGACGCAAACAGAAATCTCTTGGTGTGGGAACACCATGAAAACTTCGTACCTGTAGACCTACAACCAGTAAGCGTTTGGGTTGACAGAGACGAAGATGCAATAAATCAGATAAAACAATTGGCTACTGCTTTGCTAGGTCAACTAGATGAAGCAAACGCTTTCGAGAAGGAGATGAAATGAATGAAATAGCAATTCCAGTTCATGGAGATGCCACCCAATGGTCAGACTCGCAAAAAGCACTAATGGAGTTTGCTGGGTTGTATAAGAAAATACAAAGCTCAAAGGGCGAGGAAATGAAACTTGCTCCAAGAGCAATTGTTGAGGCATTTGCCCAAACAGTTCAACGAACGCAACTTGACCCTATTGCTCGACAAATTTACTGTATCGAGCGAGGCGGTAAATATACAATTCAAGTAGGCATTGATGGTGCAAGATTGGTTGCTCAACGAAGCGGTGAGTATGCTGGTCAAAAACCAATTGAATGGACATCAGACGGCAAAGAATGGGTTGATGTTTGGCTTGAACAAGAACCCCCAAAGGCGGCTAGAGCTGCGGTTATGCGAACAGGATTTGTTGAGCCGTTGTATGCGGTAGCAACTTGGGCTTCTTACGCGCCTTACTTTAGCGGCAAATTATCTTCAATGTGGCAACAGCATGGCAGTTTGATGCTGGGTAAATGTGCTGAAATGCTTGCACTTCGCAAAGCGTTTCCAATGGAATTGTCTGGGTTGTATGTTGCCGAAGAACTTGATGTTGCAACACCTGTGCAACTCGCGCAAGTCGGTTCGGGCAGAGATTGGCTTGCTGAATCAAAAGCGTGTCAATCAAAGGATGAATTACGCGAACTGTTTAGAACTTGTAAAGACCTTGGCGAAATGACACCCAACCTAAGTGCTGAATTTATGACACTTTCAACCAAATTGCTTGACTTGATTGAAGTCGAAGTAATTCAAGAAGATGAGGCTGTATCAACCAAGAAGGAGAAGGTCAATGTCGGCACAAATGAACCTGAATGACCACTTGATTGAATGGAATCGTTTTTTATTAAGCGATTGGCGACCTGCCTTGCAAGTTGAAGCTGAGTCAAAAGCCGAGTATGAATATCAATTTGCTTTATCAAAAACCTCTCATCGAATCAAAAATCCTACAATTGCCGCTTCTTGGGCTGAGGCGCTTACTTCTGCAAACGAACAAATTGGCGTTTTGAATATGAAGCGAAGATTAGCGGAAGCAAATGTTGAGGCGATGAGAAAAACATTGAACTACATGGAAGCCAGAGCGGATGCAATTCGTTCGGAGGTTTCGTCTGAACGCGAAGAATCAAAGCTTCATTCTGTGAATAAGTTCGTGCCTTGATTTCTAAGAAAAAACGCGAGCTAATTATTCATCGTGATAATGAAATTTGTGTTGCCTGTGGGAGCAGGAACGAACTTACCATTCATCATCGCGTAAACAGAGGTGCAGGAGGTTCAAAGCTATTTGATGGGTTTGAATACCTATTGACAGTTTGTAACCCTTGTAATGTCGGATTTGAATCAGACGCGTTTTCAGCGCAAGAAGCAAGACGCTTGGGTTATAAACTCTCGCGTAATGCTTCGCCCGCAGTCGATGCAACTCAGATTCCGATATATTATTTAAGTTCAAATAAGTGGTATCACCTTGATATCAAAGGAAACAAGAGAGAGAATAATGAGTAACGAAACTAATATGACTGTTGTTGGCTACTTGACATCCGACCCAGAATTGAAAAATACCTCAACTGGGTTTGCGGTTACAAACATTACAATTGCCAGCACACCAAGCAAATATGACAAAAACACAAGTTCATGGGTAGACGGACAAACACTTTTTATGAGAGCAACGGGTTGGCGAGCAATGGCTGAACAAATTGTTGCATCAATGAAAAAGGGTGACAAAGTAATCGCCTTGGGCAAACTTGTTTCAGAAACCTATAAGGACAAAGACGATAATGAACGCACTTCAATTCGACTAGACCTTGAATCAATTGGCATTGATTTGTCCCGACTCCCAAAAACAAACATGGGAGTTTCTGGCGTGACTTCGACCACGAACGATGTTTATGAGTTTGCAAACAAGCAGAACGAAGATTCGCCGTTCTAAACACATTCATTGATTTAGCTTGATAATTCTGTTATACTAAATGCTAAGTCACAATTGATAAAGAAGGGGCAGTAAAGTGAATATTGAGTGGACACAACCACCAGCGGCGAGGCGCGGAAAAACATCCTCTAAGTGGCGAACAATAACTAATGAACTTAAGGCGAATCCAGACTCTTGGGCATTGATTGGGAAAGTGAAACACGCTTCTCAAGCGACTGTAATTTCTCGCACTTATAATGTGAAGGTTGTTAGTCGCAAAAATCCTGATGGCTTTTATGACCTATATGGGGTTTACGGGAATGCAAATCAAGAATAACGGCACATCAACCAAAGAGCAAGAATGACCACGACTTTAGTTATAGGGCTTATAACCTTTATGGTTATCTTCATAGCCATTTGGTTTATTGCTGTTGTCGTTTTGATTGATGGTGTTACAGACCACTTGCCCGATGAGGATATTTGGTGTGAAGAATGTAACAACAGAAAGTATTGACATCATTGAGTTGAATCGAAACAAAGAGAACCCCTCCGAAGCCGAAGGGGTTCTTTTCTTTGCTCATTAGGCTAAACGCCTTTGTTTATTACCACAGTGGGTTTTTTGTTATGAGTCAGACTTCTTAGTAAGGGTGGCTATCGATGTAAGGATTGACAACAAACCCGCGCCCAAAGAGACAGACATAAGCGATGCCCAGTCAATCGAAAACAAGCCAAGCGAGCCAGACCCCAGATAGGCAACCGCAGCTTGAGCTATTGTTTTTATTCCACGCTCAACCGAGTATGACCAAAATTCTTTATTAAACATCTCCATTAGTCCAATCTTGATTATTTTTACCGTCTTGCCATGATGCACTTACAGTGTACGCCGTTGTGATGATTGAAATAAGAGACACGCCACCCGTAATAAGTGTCACGCCGACTCCCCATTGGTCAACAAGAAAAGTAAGAGAGCCAAAAATTATCATTGCAAAGCCAAGTCGGTAAGAGCCAAAGATTAGTTTGCGCCGAAACTTCCAACTTGCACCAGTTGCGGACTCTGGCTCATCCTTGAGAAA